TAATATTTTTTTTAATTATAGTTATATTAAAATTTATTATTATATTTGCAAACACAAAACAAAACAATATGAAACATTTATTAAAATCGTTGGCTTCGTTCCAACAAGAAGTGAAAGTAATTCACAAGGGTACACAAGGCTACGGGTATTCGTACGCTGATTTACCTAAAATTTTCGAAGAAATTAATCCATTGTTACAAAAACACGGATTAGGATTTACGCAACTAATTAACTCACAAGACGGGTTAAACTATTTAAAGACTATTTTATTTCACGTAGAAAGCGGTGAAAGTATTGATTCTTTAACTTTGATTCCTTACGTACAATTAAAAGGAATGAATGACTTTCAAAGTTTCGGTTCGGGTGTTACGTATTTTCGTAGGTACTGTTTGAGTACGATTTTAGGTATTGTAACGGACAAAGACACGGACGCTTCAGGAGAGCAAGAAAAGCCTAAAAAAGAAACGTTAGACAACAAAAGATTTTTAGAAGCACTAAAAGCGGTTAACGAGGGTAAAATTACTTTTGATAAAATTAAAGAAAAGTTTGATTTAACACCAGAACAATTGAAAGCGCTATGAAAATACGATGTTCACAAATAGGTAAAATTATGACAAACCCCCGCACCAAGGGGGAGCGTCTTTCTCAAACTACTAAAACGTATTTACTTGAATTAGCGGTCGAAGAAAAATACGGAATACATAAAGAATTTTGGTCAAGGTATACGGACAAAGGAAACGAAGTAGAAGCTGAAGCAATAGCGCTTGTTAACGATGTTTTAGACGTAGGATTTATTTACAAGAATGAAGAACGTTTAGAAAACGATTATCTAACTGGAGTTCCCGATGTAAACACGGACGTATTAATAGACGTTAAAAGTAGTTGGGATGCTTTTACATTCTTTGAAAAGGTAATTGAAGAAGAAGTAAAAAACAAAGATTACTATTACCAGCTTCAGGGTTATATGTATTTGACCGGGAAAGACGAAGCGTTATTATGTTATTGTTTAATTGATACACCTTTACAAATTGTTAGAGACGAAATAAGAAGAGAACATTGGCGAAGAAACGAAATAGACGAAAACGACGAAATAATAGACTTTGTAGAAGCCAAACATACTTTCATGCACATACCTAAGGAAAAGCGCGTTAAAACGCACGTAATAAAGCGAGATGAGAAAGTAATAGAAGCTATCAAAATACGAATTGAAGAATGTAGAGAATATTATAACAACTTAATTCAAGTGATATGAAAAAGAAATTTGATGTTGACAAATGGTTTGACCCAAGTAAAGAATTAAAAAAAGCAAGTGAATTAGTTAGGTTTTTTCGTATGGATATAAACTTAGATACAGAAACTTCTAAAAAATGTGCTTTAAAAATTGCTGATGAAATAATTAAACAAAGTTGGGACTACCGAGAAATTGATTTAGGAGCAAATTATGATTATTGGACTAAAGTAAAACACGAAATAGAAAAGCTATGAATCCTGAAGTTAACCAAGAGATACAAGAATTAAAAAAACAAATAAAAGAATTAAAGCAATTAGTAGATGCACTAATAGCGGTAACAGATGAAGGCGGTACTGTAAACGCTGATTCTTTAGTAATTAAAATGTTAAAACTTAAATTAAAATAAAAATGGAAAAGAGAGACAACAGCGGAGCGTTATTTACAAACGACAAAAAGACGAAAGAAACGCACCCGGATTTAAACGGTAAAATTACAATCTTAGGGCGTGAATTTTATCTAAGCGCATGGAAAAAACAAACAAGTCAAGGTAAAGGATATTTAAGTTTGTCAATTAAACCGGTAGACGATGAAAACACGAAGCCACAAAGCAACGATATTTCAGACTTTTTAAACAGTTTTTAAGCCATGAAAGAAGAAAAGATAATAGCTAACATAAATAATGTAACACGAACGTTAATTTGGCGGTATATTCAAAGCAAAGGAATAACTTTAAACAAGTTTTGTTTAGATGCTAAATTACACCAGTCAAACATACACACGTTTTTAAAAGGTAAAACAGTTAGCACGGCCACAATTGAAAGAATTGGCAAATATTTAGACGCTAATAAGTAACGCCCAAAACCTAAATGAAGTGCGGAACCTAAAAAATTCCGCATTTTTTTATTCAGATAGTATTTATATTAAACTTTAATATTATATTTGTTGAAATAATTAATTAAACAGCTATGAAAACACGAAACACAACAGTAAAAAACATTGAAGTAAGTAACGGAGTAGGGTATTTTGATATCGATTGTGGTAAAGGAAAAGAAATGCAGTTCGAATTTAGACATGACTGGATAATAAAAGAAGGTGAAGTTGACGGTGTAAACGTAAAAATAGGTAAATACGATTTCTACGCTGAAGATGGTGCGTTAATAAGTTCTAAACACCTAAACAAAAGAAACACGAAGTTAATTTGTGAATACATTGAAAGCGTTTTATATGAACATCCTTACGATTATGAATACCAAGACATATGCGAAGATGAAGAAGAAGAACGTTTATACTGGCAAGAATTAGCACGTGACGATAATTACTTTCTGAATATTTAAACAGTACAAAAGCCAACTAATTTTGTTATATATGTATGGAGTTAGTTAGGTATTCAAAAAACGTTCATCAATTATTTGTTCAGGGTTCGCAAGTAAAAATAGCCGTATTGTCTGATTTACATTGGGATAACCCAAAATGTAATAGAGAACTATTAAAAGAGCATTTAGATTACTGCCTAAAAGAGAATATCCCCGTAATAGTCAACGGGGACTTTTTTTGTTTAATGCAAGGCAAAGGAGACAAGCGAGGAAATAAATCTGACATACGACCTGAACACAATAACGCAAAGTATTTAGATAGCATTGTTGAAACTGCGGTCGAATGGTTTAGTCCATACGCAAGTATATTGACTGTTTTAGGATACGGAAATCACGAAACAGCTATTATAAAATACCAAGAGACGGACATACTACAAAGATTTGTAGACTTACTAAACTATAAAAATAACAGTAACGTAATGACTGGCGGTTATGGTGGTTGGATTTCTATTAGACAAGGCTTTAATAAAAGCAAAGCGGTTTTTTATAAATTAAAATACTTTCACGGTTCCGGCGGTGGTGGTGTAGTAACAAAAGGAGCATTAAATTTAACCCGTGCTTTAGAGATGTACGAAGGGTTTGATATATTTACAATGGGACATATACACGAAAATTCAGCACGTCACGACGTAAGGGACACTTTAATACATTCACCTCATAATGGATATGTTTTAGAACAAAAAGAACTACATTTAATGATTACCGGGACATACAAAGAAGAATACGGTGACGGTTCTAAAGGTTGGCACGTTGAACGAGGAGCGCCAATTAAACCAGTAGGTGGACGCATTTTAGTTTTAAGTATTGAAAGAAAACAATGGGAAGGTGAAGATAGATTAATAAAACATATTGATAGCATAAGATTTAATAAATGGGTAAAGTAACTTTTGAATTTGATTCACAAGAAGAATCTGAAGATATTAGAACAGCATTAGACGGATATAAATACAAATTAGTTATTTGGGATTTAGACCAACATTTAAGAGCTGAAATAAAATATAACGATAAATTACCCTGTGAAGTGGCTCAAGCATACGAGAATTTACGAGACAAGCTAAGAGAGTTTTTAAACGATTATAGTATAAATATTGAATAATTAACATTGTATATAAAAAAATAATATAAATTTGTAGTGTGAAGCACGTACTACTTTTTCCTATTTTGATTGCCGTATTTATTTTAGATAGGGTTTTTCTGGTTTTTGCCTTTTGGGTACCAAGTGAAAAGTTTGAAACGTGGTTATATAAAGACGAATTAATATTAGAATCAATCCACCGTGTTTTAATATTTTTGTCAAGTGTTTCTGTTATTCAATTATTTACTTCACTTTGGTAAACAAAAGCTTTTTAATAGAACTAAGTAAACACCACAAAGACTGGATTAAGATTGTAGGCACCTTTGGAGAAGAATTTTACGCTGAAGATATAGTTCAAGAGATGTATCTTAAAATGGCTGTAATAAATAACGTAGAACGATTTTACGTAAACAACAAACTGAATAAAAACTTTATTTGGACCGTGTTACGAAATATGGCTTTTGATTACAAGAAAAGCAAGTCAAGAGTTTGTAAAGTAAATATAACGGAAGCCTACCAAATAAAAGACGAATACATACCTGAAATACTTGAAGCAAAGAAACGTTTAGAAATAAAGATTAATCATGAGGTTAAACAATGGCATTGGTACGACCAACTATTATTTGACCTTTACCGAACTTCAGGAATGAGTACAAGACAAATAGAAGGTGTTACCGGTATAAGTTTTAAAAGCGTATGGAAAACAATTAAGACTTGTAAAGAACGATTGAAAGAAAATGTAGGTGAAGATTACCAAGACTTAATCAATGAAGATTATGAATTAATAAAATAGATATGGCACGAAAAAGACGAACAAAAGCTGAAATATTAGCAGCACAAAGTGAAGGATTAGGAGACACGGTAGAAAAGGTTTTAGAAACAACAGGCATTGCAAAAGTGGCAAAGTGGATTTTAGGGGAGGATTGTAATTGTGATGAACGAAAAGCAAAGTTAAACGCTTTGTTTCCTTACAGAAAACCTAAATGTTTGCTAAAAGACGAACATGAATATTTAACACAATGGTATTCAGAAAAGCGTTACTCAATGAAGCCTACCGAACAAAAAGAACTACTAAAGATTTACAATAGAGTGTTTACTGTAAACATGCAACCTACTTCTTGCGGTTCTTGTCTACGTGATGTAATGAATAAACTTGAAATTTTATACAATAGCTATGCCGATACCGAAGCCTAACCCTAACGAAGAAAAAAAGGACTTTATTCAACGTTGTATGTCTAACGATACAATGGTAAGTGAATACAAAAACACGGACCAACGTTTAGCCGTATGTTCAACTACTTTTGAAGATAGCAGAAATAAAGTCGAATTAGAAAGTTACACGGATTATCCTAAAGAAGCAACTGAAAACGCAAAGATAGCGTTAAGATATGCTGAAGAAAACGGTTGGGGTGATTGTGGTACACCCGTAGGTAAACAAAGAGCGAATCAATTAGCAAATGGCGAACCTATAAGCGAAGAAACTATTTCACGAATGGCAGCCTTTGAAAGACATCGACAAAATTCCGATAAAGAACTTGGAGACGGATGCGGTCGTTTGATGTGGTTAGCTTGGGGTGGTGACGCTGGTATAGAGTGGGCGCAAAGAAAGTTAGAACAAATAAGAAAAAACTAAAAAAACACGAACTATAAAATGGCAAAAGTAGGTAGACCAAGAAACTTAGATAGCCCTGAACAACTTTACGAACTATTCCTAAGATACAAACAAGACGTAAAAGCAAATCCAAGAATAAAAAGCGTATTCGGTGGAAAAGAGTTTGAAGAAAGAGCAGAACCGTTAGAACGTCCTTTAACAATGGAAGGATTCGAAATATTTTGTTGGAATATAGTAGGCGAAGTTGAAGATTATTTTTACAATCGAGATAAAAGATACGAAGAATTTTCCGCTGTCTGTTCGCATATTAAAAAAGAAATCCGTAGAGACCAAATCGAAGGCGGTATGGTAGGACAGTATAATCCAAGCATTACACAACGTTTAAACAACCTAAAAGAGCAAGTAGAACAAACGAATATAGAACAACCGTTATTTAAACTAAATGATAATAACATCAGCGATAAGGAAGATTAACGCCCTACAAAAACGGATTAAAATAATCCAGGGTGGAACTTCCGCTTTTTATCCCCCTATGAATTAAGTAGTAGGGGGAGACAATGCAGGAAAAACATACGGAATATTACCGGTACTAATTACCAAGGCTGCAACCTATCCACGAAGTGAAATTAGCGTAGTAGCTGAATCAATACCTCATTTAAGACGGGGTGCGCTAAAAGACTTTCTAAAGATAATGAAAGAAACCGGTAGATACTTTGACGAGCGCTTCAATAAATCTTTACTTAGATACGAGTTTGCTAACGGAAGCGTAATAGAATTCTTTAGTGCTGACGATTCAAGTAAATTAAGGGGTGCAAGACGTGACGTGTTATACATAAACGAATGTAACAACGTAACATTTGAATCATACAACGAACTTGCAATACGTACAAAGAAAGAAGTATATTTAGACTTTAATCCGGCTAATGAATTTTGGGTACACAAAGAACTAAAAGACGAACCAGATAGCGACTTCTTAATTTTGACGTATAAGGACAACGAAGCGCTTGACGATAGTATTGTTCAACAAATAGAAAAGAACCGTTTAAAAGCCGAAACAAGCGCATATTGGGCTAATTGGTGGCGTGTGTACGGATTAGGTGAAATAGGAATGCTCGAAGGCGTTATATTCAGTAACTGGAAAACAATAGACACACTACCAAAAGACGCAAAGTTAATCGGTATTGGATTAGACTTCGGTTACACGAATGACCCAACTGCAATAATTGAAGTTTACAATTACAACGGTACACGAATATTAAACGAACTAAAATACCAAACGGGGATGCTTAATAGTGATATTGCAAAAGAACTACCGAAACACGTACCCGTATATGCTGATTCTTCAGAGCCTAAAAGCATTGAAGAAATAAAGCGCTATGGAATAACAATTAAAGGCGTTACAAAGGGCAAGGATTCAATTAACTACGGTATTGATGTTATGCAGCGCCAAGAATATTTAGTTACGTCTAACAGCGTTAATTTGATTAAAGAGCTACGTGCTTACTGTTGGGATACTGACAAAGCGGGAACACGTTTAAACAAACCGATTGACACAAACAATCATGCTATTGATGCGTTACGATACCACGAAATGGAAACGTTAGGATTAAATTCTAACTACGGTAAATATCACATCTGGTAATGGATTTTCAGAACGCGCATATAATGGCTTCAATTGTAGAAGATTATATTTTCCGGGTAAAAGGTAAGTTAGTTAAAATAAACCGTGCTTGTTTAGTCAACGAGCGTCAATATTTACTACTTTGTCAAGCGTACCAGATAGCAATTAAAGACAATAACGAGAAATAAATAACAGTTCACACCCGTTCAAGTATGCAAATAGTGTGCAGATATCTTTTTGTTAACGTCAACAAAATGGTTTAAACTACAAAAACACGAATAAAAAGTTAATAAATAAGATGAAAACAGAAATTGTAATACCTACTTCATTAAGCGAAATTCCTTTAAGGAGTTACCAAGAATTTATGAAGGTAGTTGAAAAGTCGAACGACGAAGAATTTATCGGTCAAAAGACTATCGAGATTTTCTGCGGATTAAAAATGAAAGACGTAGTTAAAGTAAAATGGTCTGACGTTAAAAGCTTAACTTTACATTTAAACGAAATATTCAAAGCAAAGCCTAAATTTCAAGCAACGTTTAAAATCGATAATACTGAATTTGGTTTTATTCCTAATCTCGAAGATATGAGTTTTGGAGAATACATTGATTTAGAAAGTAATATTTCAAGCGTAGAAACTTTTCATAAAGCTATGGCGGTAATGTACCGTCCTATCACAAAGAAAGTAAAAGATAGGTACGAAATATTCGAGTACACGGGAACGGACGAATTCAGCGATGTAATGAAGTTCGCACCTTTGGACGTTGTAATGGCTGCAACGGTTTTTTTTTCGACTTTAGGAAGCGACTTAGTACAACATACGCTTACCTCTTTGGAGACGGAGATAGAGAAGAATCCGAAGATAATGACTTTAGCGAAAGAACGCAATTTAATAAACGATGGGGATGGTACAATTCAATCTATGCGCTTTCTCAGGGAGACGTTACAAAGTTTGATGAAGTTACCAAGTTGGGGGTTAGAAAGTGCCTTACCTACCTTACTTACGAAAGACAAAAACGAGAAATAGAAGATAGAGAATTAAAAAAAATACAGCGACATGGCTAATTATTACACGGTATTAGATACGTTAAAAACCAACTTAGAAAATGACCCTTTTGTAAACACGGTTACGCAAGGTGATATTTTCGGAGTAGATTTAGCAAAACAAACAATATTTCCTTTAGTGCATATCATAGTGAATAACGCTACGTTTGAAAGTAATGTAATTCGTTTTAACGTAAGTTTAATGGCTATGGATATTGTAAACAAATCAAAAGACGAAGATACGGACGTGTTCAACGGAAACGACAGCGAGGTTTATGTACTAAATACTATGCTTTCAGTTTTAAACAGATTGTACGAAGAAATAAGACGAGGTGATTTATTTACTGATTCTTTTCAGGTGGATGGTAACCCAACGTTAGAAGCTTTTGCAGAAAGATTTGAAAACTATTTAGCCGGTTGGACAATGACCTTTGATGTTTTAGTTCCTAACGAAATGACTGTTTGTTAATGAGAAAGTTTAGAAAAGCATTAGACGATTTAATCAAAGTTAATCCTAAAGGTAATGATTTTTTATGTTCTTTAGAATTTAAGAAATACGCCAGTACTTTAAATCACAAATACAAAGGATTTAATATTGTGTTAAGCGAACACGTACCAAAAGACGGAATTTATTTTGTAAAATACGGAATAGATGAGTGAAAGACTAAAAGCATTACAGCAGTTTCGTGATTTAGTAGTAGCTGAAGCGAAAGCCAATTTACAAAGATTAGGTAAAGATACCAGCGGTAAACTATCTAATTCGATAAAAGGTGAAGTTAAAGAAATGCCTAATTCAATAGGTATCTATTTTGAAATGGAGCCTTACGGTAACTTTCAGGACAAAGGGGTTTCAGGTACGCAAACCAAATATAACACGCCTTATAAATATACGAATAAAATGCCACCGGCAAAAGCGTTTGATAAATGGGCGGTTAAAAAAGGAATTGCACCAAGAAATGTAAAAGGACAATTTCAAAGCAGAAAAGGTTTACAGTTTGCACTTGCTAAAACAATATATAAACACGGAATCAAACCAAGTTTATTTTTTACTAAGCCATTCGAAGCAGCCTACAAAACTTTACCGGATACGTTAATAGATAAATACGGTTTAGATGCTGAACAGCTTTTAAACGAAATATTAGACCAAAATTTAAAGAATATAAAATGAGTATTTTTTCACGTTCACCTTATATAGTAGAAATATCCGAAACGGGACAAGATGGTTCTAAGTTAGAGGTTTTTATTTGGAACGGTACGGGGAGCGCTCCAGCTTCACCAAGTTACACTTTGAGTAAATTAATTCCAGCTTCAAACAACGTAAACACGTACTACAATATCAGTCCGTATATTCGTGAGTATATCAGTTGGAATACAAGACAAGAAATCTACAATACTTTTCCGGCAAGTCAAACCACACAATGGTGTAACGTTCAATACAAAAGATACAAATTAGACGGTGGTGTTTATACACTTTTAAACACTACTACTACTTACGCTTACGACGGTTTTACGTGGTACGAAGAAGGCGGTAACTTTGGACTTGTTTACGACATACTACACAAAGACGGAACTTTCAATTATTACTACGACGGCACAAACCCAAGTACAACAAGCAGCAGAAGGGCAGGTCACATAATGGTACGAACTGGCACAAGCTACAAAGCGAAGTACACAAACTTAGTAACAGCCGCAACGACAACGCAAAACTTAACAAACAATTCAATAATAGATGTACCAAGAGTTCACAGCAGTTATTATGCAGCCGGAAACAAATTAGAGATTACAGTAAATTTAGCGGGTACAGATGTTACTGTTTGGGAAAGCTATTTTAAGCCATACGAAAATTGTCGTTATACACCCGTTTTATGCGACTTTGTAAACCGTTTCGGGTGTTGGCAAAGGACTTGGTTTTTTGCAGCGTCTAACGACACGTTTAGCATTGAAAACACGGAATACAATTTAATGCAATCAACGATACCTAACTACAATACTTTAGAAGGTCAAAGAAAAGTATTTAACACTACTGCAAAACGAAGCATAAAAGTAAATACGGACTGGGTAACTGAAAGCTACAACGATTTACTTGAGGAATTAATGACAAGCGAAAAGATACTGCTTAACAATTTACCGGCAAAGATTAACACGAAGTCAACGGAACTATTTAAGAATATAAATCAAAAAATGATTAACTATCAATTAGAGTTTGATTTTGCTTTCAATGCTATTAATAACGTAATATGAGACAAGTACAAGTATATATTGAAGGTAATAAGATTGAGCTATTTGAAGACGAACAAATTAATGTTACTTCGAGCGTTCAAAATATTGCTGATATTTCAAAAGTATTTACTGATTTTTCGCAGTCGTTTACCGTGCCAGCCTCAACGGTTAATAATCAAATATTCAAACATTTTTATCAATCGGATATTGGAGACCCTCAAAACACTAATACGTTATTTGACCATAATATAAGACGAAATGCGGTAATAGAAATTGACTTAACTACATTTAGGCGTGGTAAAATTCAGATTGAAAAGGCTAATGTAAAAAACGGACAACCGGAAAATTATCAACTTACATTCTACGGTGAAATACGAGCGCTGAAAGATTTGTTTGGTGAAGATAAATTGAATCAGTTAGATTTAAGTTCTTTGGAGTTTGCTTATACGGGTACAAATATATACAATAGAATAATAGACCTTGCAACGGATTACGATGTACGTTACCCTTTGATTGCAAGTAATAGATATTGGACTTACCACCACGGAACGGAAGATATAACACAAAGTGCAAATGCAATACAGTACGATGAACTTTTTCCAGCGGTTAAAGTAAGTAAGTTATTTGAAGCAATTGAAAACGATTACGGTTTAACTTTTACGGGTACATTTTTAACAGACCCGAGATTTACTAATGTATTTTTGTACGGTAAAAACACGAATGAATATAGTTTTATTACTGAAGCAGAAAATTTAGACTTTAGCTCAAAGGTAAATAACAATGATATTTATTGGTCAAACATAAGTACACAAAACGCAACTGATTTTGTAGACTTAGCGACAAACACAATAAACGTTCAAAACTTTGACATTGACGTTACGAGTCATTCAATAGGGCTTGTTTTATTAACTAAAAGTGCTACGGGAACTGTTTATTTAGACGTATATCAGGACGGTAATTTATACCAAACAATTCAAACCGATACAGCGCCTTCAGTTTTAGGGCCAATTACTTTTAAAAATACTTCAGGATTAAATACTAACATAACATTTCAGTTACGTGCTACGGCTTCAATGAATGTTACAATGGTAATTTCTTATGAGATTATAGGAATATTTGAAGATGGTTCTGGAAACTATTTTAATACTACTTCAACTTGTCAAATACAAACTGCTACGACTGTTTTAAGCGGTAATGTAAGCATGAACGCAACGCTTCCGGATATGACAGTAAGCGAATTCTTTTCAGGCGTTTTAAAAGAGTTTAATGCAACTTGCGTGGGTACTTCAGAAAACACTTTTGAAATACTACCTTTAGAAGATTGGTATTCACAAGGCGCTATTGTAGACATAACAGAATATACGGATATTGATTCAATAGACATTGAACGAATAAAACTTTATAAAAAAATAGCTTTTAAATACCAGCAATCAGAAAGTTTCGTAAACCGTAATTACTTTAAAATAAGTAATGTAGAATACGGAAATATGGAATACCAATTTGCCTACGATGGGGACGAATATACAATAGAAGTTCCTTTTGAAAATCTATTATTTACTCGTTCAATAGACAACGCAAATAATTACGCTATTTTAGGTTATTGCCTTAACGAAAGTTTTAATGCGTACACACCTAAACCAATGCTTCTTTATTTGTACGGTGAAAGTAACGATTTAAGTTTACATTGTATTCAATTCTACGACGGTACCACGCACCAAGACATTGATTCATTTGCACAATTTGGTCAAGACCTTACTTACCAAAACGAAAAACTAAGTTTAAACTTTGGCGCTGATAATTCAGTTATTCACGAAGAAACAATACAACAAGGATTATATGCTGAATATTATTTCCCGTATTTATCTAACTTGTTTAATTTAAAGAATAGATTAGTCAACGTAAAGACGAACCTACCTATTTCTTTATTAACTAACTTACAACTAAACGACCGTATTATTATAAGAGATAAAAGATACATTATAAACGAAATGAAAAGCAACCTAACAACGGGTGAAGTTAATTTTAGTTTGTATTTAGATTTTAGACCTTTGACAAGCGGTAAGCCATTAGCTCCCTCTTTTGATGCACAATGTTTAAACGTTCCTATTAACTTTGTAAACGGTGCTGTAAGCGCTACTATTACAACTTCATTTGGAGGTGTTACAATAACACCAAGTACAATAACAAGCAGTCAAACAATAGTTGTTTGTATTCCTGAAAACACGAACACGCCTTCTTTTATTTTAGCTGAAAATTCAGACCCTTTAATTACTGAAGAATTTCAAAACATAGTAACGGAAAATTCAGGTGTGCAAGTTATTACTTTGACAGTAACGTACACTTTAAGTAACGGACAACAAGTAGCAAACCAAATTCAAATATTACAACAATGATTCAACTAATTTTAGAACTATTAAAGAGCGACGATTTCTTTGGAGTGAGTGAGATAGTAGATGTAGCCAAAGGAAAACACGAACTAACCGGAAATATTAAAAAGATTTATAAACAAGAAAAGCGTAAACTATGGCTGAAAAAAGAACGATTGAATTAGAAATACAAGACAATAGCAAAAGCCTAAAGGCGCAGTATAGAGAAGCAGTTGCAGAACTTCAAAAAGTTAGCGCTGCCTATGGAGAAACTTCTCAAGAAGCTATAAAAGCAGCACAAGCGGCTGCTGAATTAAAAGACCAAATAGAATTTTCAAAAGAAGTAGTAAACGCCTTTAATCCAGATGAAAAATTTAAAGCATTAGAGGGTGCTATAAGCGGTGTAATGAATGGATTCCAAGCATTTGAAGGTGCTATGGGGTTAATGGGTGTTGAAAGTGAAGAGTTACAAAAGACAATGGTAAAACTTCAATCCGTAATGGCTTTAACACAAGGTATTAACGGGTTGATGGCTGCCGCTGATTCATTTAAAATTTTAGGGTTAAAAGCCGTAACTGCTTTTAGTGGAATGACAAAAGCAAGTAAAATATTTGTAGCTTCAGGAATAGGTTTACTAATTACTGTTTTAGCTATTGCAGCAAATGAAATGGGGTTCTTTACGGATAAAACTAAAGAACAAGAATTAGCGCAAAAACAATTAGAAAAACAAACAAAGGCTCTTGAAAAAACAATTGAAAGCTATAATAATGCAACTAATCAATTAACTCAAAGTATTGATAATGCTACACGTTCTGAATTAGCTTTAGCAAGACAAAGAGGCGCATCACAATCTGAATTAACTAAAATAACAAAAGAGGGCGCAAAAAGTAGATTAGAAGCATTACAATCTGAAAACGAAGGATTAAAGCAACAATATATGCTTTATTCTAAAAGTGGAACTTTTGCGCAATTTGAAAAAGCGGAAAAAGCTTGGTTAGAATCAAATCAAAAAGTAAGAGATGCTCAAATTACTATACAAGAATTAGATGCTGATATTGCAGAACAAGCAAGGGAAAATTCAAAATCTTTTGCTGAATCAAAAGCTTCAACAGTAAAAGAGGTTGTTAATTTATATGACCAAATTATAGATGAACAAATTAAATTACTCGAAGATGAAAGTCAAAGAAATCAAACGCAATTAATTGTAGAAGCTGAAAGACGTAAAAAAGAAATACAAAATACCGTAGCGGATAAAAAACAAAAGGCTAAATTAATAAAGCTAATTGAAGAAAATTTAATTGCTGAATTAGACAAATTAGATAATGAATGGTACGAAAAAAGTTTAGAAGCACAAAAACAAGCTGATGCGGCAAAAATACAAGCTAAATTAGATTTTGACAATGAAATAGAAAAGATTAGCGAAGAAAATACTTTACGACTTTTAACAGACCAAGAAAAAGAAATAAGAGCTGTAAACGATAAATATTTTACTTTACAAGAATTAGCAAAAAACGATGCTGAAGCCGCAAAGGAAATTGAGATAGCTAAATTAAATGAGTTAAATGATATCAATTTAAAATATCAGGAAATTGATTTTAAAAATAAAGAAGCAGCTACTGAAAAGGAAAAAGCACGTATAAAACAATTAAACGATTACCGTTTAAAATCCGTACAAGACACTTTACAAATGGTTGCTAATTTAGCTGAATTATTTGCCGGTAAAAGCGAGAAACAACAAAAGAAAGCCTTTCAAGTGCAAAAGGCGGTTAATATATCAAATGCGGTAATAGACACGTACAAAGCAGCAAACGTAGCTTTAGCAAGTTCACCACCACCTTTTAATTATATTGCTATGGCCGCTGCAATTACAGCCGGTTTAGTTAACGTAAAAAAGATTGCTTCACAACAGTTTCAAACAAGCGGGACACAACCAAGTGGCGGTTCTAATGCACCAACGGCTGCTCCAATGACTGCGAATTTTAATACAATAGGTTCGAGCGGTATAAATCAGTTAGCACAATTACAACAAACACCAACACAAGCATACGTAGTTAGTGCTGAAGTAACAAGCGCACAAGCTTTAGACCGAAATAGAGTACAAAACGCAACACTTTAAGTTTAATAGATATGGCAAAAGTTGAAATAATAGAATTGTTAATTGACGAAACAAAAGAAGAAATGGGAATCAATGCTGTTTCCGTTGTTGAATCACCAGCGATTGAAGAAAATTTTGTAGCGTTACAAAAACACGAAGTAGAACTAAAAGAGGTCGACACTGAAAAGAGAATCCTAATGGGTGCGGCTTTAATTCCTAACAAACAGATTTACCGTAAAAACAAGGATAAAGAGTTTTATATTTACTTTAGTGAGGATACTGTACGTAAAGCTTCGGAACTTTTTTTAATGCGTTCTAATCAAAACAATGCAACGTACGAACACGAGCGTAAAATGCTTGAAGGAATGTCTGTAGTTGAAAGCTGGATAATTGAAGATGAAAAGACGGATAAAAGCCGATTATATAACTTTAATTTACCCAAAGGTACGTGGATGATTTCAATGAAGGTAAACAACGACGAAGTTTGGAAAAAGGTAAAAGACGGTGAAGTAAAAGGATTTTCAATAGAAGGATATTTTGTGGATAAATACGACATGAGTTCACACGAAGAAGAAGTATTAATAGAAAAATTAAAAGACTTAATTAATAAATATGAAAACACCAACGAAAAGTAAAACAAGTCCTAAAGGCGGTAAACGTGGTTGCCTATGTAAAGACGGTACTTACCACAAAGATTGCTGTAATGGAGACTTACAAAACCAAGGAATAGGTTCTACGGTAAACCAAGTTGCTTCAAATGTGGTAAACACGAATGCACCAAGAACGGTAACCGGAATAAACGGATAAAAAAGGAACAATTAAAAAACCAATAAGTTAATAAGCTATGATAAACAATATTTTAAAGAAAATCGAAAAGGCTAACGAAGTTCAAAAGGTAGAACTTGAAAAGCATGAAGTTGAACTTGCTTTAAGGGACGATATTATTGCGTCTTTTCAGAAATATTTAGGTCAAAGAGATGTAGCAAAGAAAGTATTAAACAAAGCTGAAAATGCTATTATAGAAGCCTTTAATAATTACAATGCTATTGCAGCTTTTGGAAATGCTACATTAAAAGATATGGACGCATTAAAAGCAAAAGCAAAAGAAATTGGATTAGGTTTAGACCCTCAAATGGAAAGCGTTGAGAAAAAAGTAAAATCTGAAATTAAAGGTTATATGAACAACGCTAAAGCAATTGGAGATTTAGCAAAAACAATGAGTAATTATAAAACAGGATTATAAATAAAATAAAAATGAAAAATAGCCTAATCAATCAAATTAAAACTTTACTCGGTATGGAGGTAAAGTTAGAAACAATGAAACTAAGCGACGGTGTTACAGTTTTAGAAGCT